TTGACTTTTTGTTGTCGTTGTGCTATAATAAAAGTGGCATTCAAAATTTTACTATACACAGCATAGTATTGACATGGAGAAAAAGTGTGGTATAATATAGACAGAAAACATAAGGGAGGTGATAGAATGGACACCAGCACAATTGTGCAGATTATATCAAGTCTTGGTTTTCCGATTGCGTGTTGTGTTGCCATGTTTTGGCAGAACAATAAACTTAATGAAAGTCACAAAGAAGAAACGTCAAAGCTGAATGAGGCTATCAACAATAACACGATAGCTCTGAATCACTTAATCGACAAGATAGGGGGTAATAGTGATGATACTTAAGGAGTGTATTTTTCATGAAAATGGCGCTTATAAGGCGGCACAGCGTATAAAGCCCGTTGGAATAGTCGTACACAGCACGGGGTGCGATAATGAAATGTTAAGGCGTTATGTACAGCCTAATATAGCGAACGCTGAGAGAAAAGCTATACTTGCTGACCTCGGTCATAATATGTACGACAATCATCACAATCAAGAGTATATTAACGGGGTGTACAATGATATTTGTATGCATGCTTATATCGGGTGCAACGCTAATGGTGTTGTTGAAGTTTATCACACTCTGCCCTATAACTATGCTTGTTGGGGTTGTGGTAGTGGCTCAAAGGGAAGTTATAATTATGATCCATATCCTCATATACAGTTTGAAATATGTGAGGATAGTCTTAATAATAAGGCATATTTTGACAAGGCATTTAACGCCGCTATTGAATACTGCGCATATCTTTGCAAGAAGCTGAACATAAATGTTGAAAACATAGTAAGTCATAAAGAAGCGGCAAAAGCGGGATATGCAAGCAATCATGGCGATCCTGAAAATTGGCTGTCAAAATACGGTAAAAATATGGACTGGTTTAGAACGCAGGTGAGAAATAAGTTAAAGACGACCACAGACGTAAAAATCAAGACCATATACCGAGTGCAGGTCGGAGCATATGAAAACTACGACAATGCAAAAAAGTTTTTGGAAACTGTCCAGAAGTCAGGGTATAAAAACGCATTTATAACGAAAGTTGAGGTGAAAAATAATGGTAAAGACTAAAGACGAAATCATGGAAGAAATCCGTGCTTATATTGGTGACCGTGCCGATGATCAAACAATCGCCCTTGTCGAGAACATATCGGATACAATTGACGATTACGCCGCTCACGGCGACTACGATGAAAAGCTAATGGCTGTTGAAGCTGAGTGGAGACGCAGGTACATTGACCGCTTTATGAACGGCGGCGAAAACAAGAACGAAGTCGAAGTTGAAAAAACTGAGGACGACGAAAAAGAGAAAGCAGAGGAAATCAAGATTGAAGACCTCTACACAGAAAAGGAGAGTGACTAACAATGCCAAATATCGACTACAGGGACGTAAAAACAAATTCAAGTGTTGACGTACTTAACGCAATCCGTAATTCGGCTTCACAGAAATATAAAGACCATGTGCCGCTTGCGACCCCTGATGCAAACACTATACGCAGTATCGGTAACGTAATCATGGATTTTCCTGAAATTCAAAACGAATTTTTATCCGCTCTGATAAACAGAATCGCTGAGGTAAAAGTTACCAATAAGTATTATACGAATCCTTTCGCCGTGTTTAAAAAAGGCAAGCTTAATTTTGGCGAAGTAATCGAGGACATTTTCATCGACCTTGCACACGTCAAGAACTACAGCCCCGAAAGGGCAGAAACCACGGTTTTTCAGCGTGAGTTTCCTGATGTCAAGTCCGCTTTCTATGTGATGAACTATCAGAAATACTATAAGCAGACTGTACAGCCTTATGACCTCGAAAATGCTTTTCTGTCAATAAATGGTGTGTCGAGCTTCATCGAAAAAATTGTTACGACTATGTTTACTGCCATGGAGCAGGATGAGTTTTTAACTATCAAATATATGCTTGCATATAGGATATACAACGGCTTAATGAAGCCGTATGAAATCCCCGCTGTTACTAAGGCAAATATGGAAGAAATTGTTGAAGCTATACAGACAGTTTCCGATGATATGACGTTTTTAAAAAAGGACTATAACCTTGTTGGTGTCAACAACTTTGCTTTAAAGGACGACCAATATCTCATAGTGTCGGCAAAGTTTAACGCAAAGCGTAATGTGGAGGTACTTGCTTCCGCATTTAACATGGATAAGGTTGAGTTTCTCGGTCATATTAAGCTGATTGACAGCTTCGGGTCACTCGACATTGAGCGTTTAAACGAGCTTTTCACGGGGGATGAAAATTACCACGAGTTTTCACAGGCTGAAATGGAAGCTCTTGACGCAGTGCCGTGTATACTCGTTGACAAGGATTTTTTTCAGATATACGACAAGCTAACGGAAATGCGGGCTATCGAAAATACCGAGGGTCTGTACCGCAATATGACGCTCCACGCATGGCGCATATATGCTATATCGCCCTTTGCCAACAATGCGCTTTTTGTTGCGGGGACACCGTCAATCACAAACGTGACGGTATCTCCTGCGACAGCTACACTGTCAAAGGGAGGAAAGATACAGCTTTCGGCGAAGGTAGAAAGTATAAACTTTGCCCCGTCAGGGCTTACATGGACGTCAAACAGCGAAAAAGCCACAGTCACGAGCACAGGCATAGTGGCAGTATCGGCAGACGCTGTAGCGGGGGATGAGATTATCATAACAGCAACGTCAGTATATGATAACACAAAATCAGGCACAGCAACAATAACTGTAGCTTAAATAATCTATGCGGGGGCATATTTGCTCCCGCAAATATTATACAAAAGGGGGTATTTTAAATGGCATATATAGCACCAAACTCTGATGTTTGGATTTGTCGTGGTGTTCCGCTTGACAGCCGCTCAAAATACACTTATCGTCCGTCAAGTAAAAACGAACAGTTTGAAGCATTTAACGCTTATAGCGTATATACTTTAACTGCACAAAGCTATATTAGACATAGCAACAACACCATACGTGTTGCGATTGCGCCAGATTTGCTTTTGACATGTAACTATATGATGTTTCGCAACACATCTTTCGGTAATAAAATATTTTATGCCTTTATTACTGATGTTGAGTACAGTACGACTGAATCAAGCATTATAACGTATAGTATAGACAACATTCAAACTTATTTTTTTGATGTGTCTTTTGACGCAAGTTATGTTGAACGTGAACACAGTATAACGGATAACATAGGTGATAGCATAACCCCTGAGCCTGTGATAACGTCAGGTCAGGAAATTTACAGTGCGCCAAAGCCTTTGCAATTTTCTGAGTCGGGTTTATATACGGTGATTGTTACAACTAAAAATTTGTTGAACCCGAGTTCAGGAAGAGTTTACACTACGTTTTCGCTTTTTACACTGGCGGGACTCACTTTTGCAGGTAGCTTTAATGTCTGTAATGTAACTTCGGATAATTTGGCAGATTTTGTAAAGGTTATTACAAATTACATCGAGAACGCAGGCGGTATATCTGAAATACTGGCGATATATAGTATACCAAAAACAGGCTACACGAAGGGGGAATGGGATAGCGAACACACTTGGTTAGCTCCAAATGTTACCATTCAACGACCTGACACTCAGTATATATCTATAGATATGCCTGTTATTGGCACATCACTTGACGGGTATACACCAAAAAATAACAAATTGTATACATATCCTTTTTGTTTTCTACGGGTCACGGACTATCGGGGGGCAACAAAAGATTTACGCTATGAGTATATGCCTAAGGACACACAGATGCAGGTTGTGAATAGCGGGGTCTTGCCGTCGCCAACTGCACAGCTAAGCTGTCGTGTTTATGCGGGGACTGATAAACAAATGTCAAATTGGGATAACTCCCTTATCATTTCAGATTTTCCAACACCGACGCTGACGGTGTCAGAATTTAGTGAGTATTATGGCAACACCCATAATTCGCAAATTGCAACCCAAATATCAAATATTGGCGCAAGCCTTATAGGCGCAGTATCCTCAATAAAATCACCTGCAAGGGCTGTGAGCAATGCCATTGGAAGCGTGACAGACCTTATCGAGTTTGTGGGGCAGAACGCTGACATGCAAAATAATAGCTTATCTATAAATGGATTTTCGGGCGGATATTTATCAAGGGTCTATGGTCGTGATAGCTTTGGGTCATATAGGGTCTGCTATAATTCTGATATGCTTAAACAGTACGATGATTTTTTCACGATGTACGGCTATACGGTCAACGCTTTAAAAGTGCCGCAGTTTGCACAAAGTCAGCGCCGAAAAGCTTACAATTACTGTAAAACAAAAAACGCCTGCATACGCTCACTCGGAACAGCTTCACTCGGAGTGCCCGACACGGCTCTAAAAGATATACAGTCGGCTATTGATGGTGGCTTGTGCTTATGGGAAACTTTGGCAAATGTCGGAAACTATAGTGTTAACAACGCTTTATAAGGAGGCGATTTAATGCCTAGAAAAGTAAGAGATACGCTTTTTAATTCATCACTGTTTGAAAATAAAGCGTCATGGAATACCTACACTTACAGACTATATGAAATGGCTATGTCAAGGGGGGTATGGTCTGAAATGCCTGACACTATTGATGTCAGGTATCTTGAACAAGTCCTCATAACTCAGGGAGCGGCGGTGTTTTTTCGTGATGAAGTTTTAGGATTTCTGTGCTTACCCGTCACACTAAAGGGCAAGCTTGATGTGTACGGTAATCCGCGTGATTTTGTAGCGATATCCGACACAGGATATACGAAAAATCTTAATATCAATAACGGTGTTATCATATACAACAACTATTTGCGAACACCAAATATTTTTGATATAAAATATTACGCCGATAGATTATATCAGTATGACAGAATTATTGATGTAAATATCAACGCACAGAAAACACCTATCCTGATAAAAGCCGACCAAAACGAAATACTGACGATGAAAAATGTCTATCAAAAATATGACGGAAATCAACCCGTTATATATGGCAAGAAAACATTGGCAGATGATAGCTTGACAGTGCTAAAGACTGATGCTCCGTGGGTGGCTGACAAGATATACGACTTAAAAGCCAAAATCTGGAACGAGGCTTTAACGCAGTTGGGCATACCAAACTCAGACACGACAAAGCGTGAGCGCATGATAAGAGATGAAGTACTGACGGCACAGGGGGCTGTGATAGCTACCCGAAACTCTCCCGAAAAAATGCGACAGATAGCATGTGAGAAAATCAACAAGATGTTTGGTCTTGATATATGGTATCAGTTTGATAGTATTGACATAGATAATACGATAAAAAAGGAGGTGTCGGACAATGAGCCACTACACAACGACGGTACGGGCGATATGTGAAACAGCGGCAGGGCTGACGTGTGAGGTTGGATACGATGATGTAGCGCAAGTCTTAAACGCTTCGTGGGATAAAATTTTTGAAGAATTTCCCATTTTTGAGGAAGCGCACCGAGAGATTTTGTGCAAAAAAATCCTGCGTCACTACTACATGGACGAGATAGCTTTTGAAACCGTGGGGCTGTGGAAACTGGTATTAAACACCAAAATGCAGGAAATAATGCCCAAATATAACGAATTGTATAATATATCGGCAAGTATAATAAACCCTCTGTATAATAAAAGTGTTATCAAAGAGTTTACAGGAAATGTTACAGATGATAAAACGTCAACCCGAACAGATAACTTAAAAGACACACATAGCGGCGATGTAAAGACAACGCATACTGATACCCGCACCGACGATTTGACCGACACTAACGGGGGCAAGCTTGTCACAGACACGGACAGCACCCGCACTGACAACCTCTCCGCTAAAAAGACGGTCGGCACTGATACGACCGTCAGCAGTGAGGCAAGCACGTCAAGCAATGTCGATACTTTTTCATCGGATACTCCGCAGGGCAGTTTGTCAGATGTTAAGTCTGGTAAATATATGACAACAGCAAATATTTCCGACAGCACGACTAATACAAAGGGAAAAGACACGACCGCCACGGACACTACAGATACGACCGTGAACACGGGCACGCAGAAAAACGCCTCGACCGATACGGTGACTGATAGTCGCACTTTAAAAAAGACGGGTACAGTAAAAGACGAGGGTACAAGCATAGTCACAGACACAAGTGCAGTCGCTCATACTGGCACGGTGTCAGACGTGGGAAAAACTGTAAGCGATAGCAAGCACACGGAAAAGGTATCAGGCTATGAGGGTGGTGACATACAGGGTGAATTACTTGCAAAGTATAGTAATACACAAATAAACATTGATGTGATGATAATTAATGAATTATCTGGGTTATTTATGCAGATATGGTAAGATGGTAAGGAGGATTTACAATGATTGATAAAGTAAAGTTTTGGTGTCACAAGATTTTACCACTGGTATATGACGCCAGCTTAAGTTACTATGAGTTTTTATGCAAGGTTTGTTCAAAACTTAACGAAGTCATTGATAGTACAAACGGACTGCTTGCCGCTTGGAATACTTACAAAAATGACATTGATAAGGCGTTTGGTGAGTACACAGCAGGGCTCGACAAAAAGTTTGACGACTTGTCCGCAAAAATTAGCAGAGATTTTGATGACTATAGGTATCGGGTCAATGAGTCGATACAGGACGAGTTTACAAAGCAGGAGCAGAGGCTTACGGCACAGGACGACAAAATCGCCGCACAGGATACACGGATAACTGCTATATCTGATAAGGTAAATAACTTTATCACAGAGTATAACAAAACTATAGCGCAAATCCCTGCTATGGTGGTGGACGCAGTAAACACATGGCTTAACGACCCGACACACTATGACAACATAATCGCCGACTTGGCGGGGTCTTTACAGGGTCTTAAGCACTTTGATACAGTCGCAGACTTAAAAACTGCCACTTTTACCCAAATAACGGGCAAGGAAATTTGCGTTTGTGAAAACTACTATGCGGGCGACGGGGTATTTACTATGTGGGAAATTGTGATGATGACAACACCCCCTGGAGGTTTTGCTGAGGGTATAGTCCATATTGCTCTGCCACATGCTGACGGTGACTTGCATTATAGAATAGCATTTTTGCGCTCGGAGTACACAGCGTCAACCCTTGGCATAGCAACAGCTCCAACAGCTACAGCACGCAGTGTGCAAATGATAAACTGCTGTAAATATAACTTTAATCCAATTTTGATTGACGCTGACTTTACAGTCGATTTGTCAGATATTAACACCACAACCAAAACACTTAAAGTGTATAGTAATCCGTCAGCAAAGCATACTTTAACACTTGTAAACGGAAATAATTTTATAAGTAGTTTTAAAGATATTAAAATAATGCACGACACCAATAACTTAAAACATATAACCCAGGACGGGGTAAACTTTGATAACTGTAATATTTTGACAAAAGACGGTGCAACCATAGTTGTGAGCAATATCAACATCAAAAACTGCGGTGTTACAGCTTCGCAGATACAGTGTACAGACGAGTATACAAGTACTGACTATATATTTAGTAATAATACTTGGACGGCAAATACTATATTCGGCATTGTATTAACATCCGCAACGGTTGACAGCTTAAGTAACTGCGTTATATCAAACAATCGGGTAACAAATACTACGGCGACCCGCACAAGGCTCTTTTTATCGCCAAACATACCCGCACGCAATATAAAAATTACAGATAATGTAATTTATAATTTCCACGCATCGACTGATACCCCGCTTGCTGACGGTATCATAGGAGCTTTTACAGCAGTCGGCACAGCGGCCGAGTTTACGCTTACAGTTACTGGTAATACTATATGCTCGTCTACGCTTAACACAGCGCTTACACTCGGCAAGGCAACAGACACATATCATAAGTTTACGATGATATATAAAGATAATAATATTATGCTTAATAAGGGCACAGTGGCAGTGCCTGTGTGGTCGTCCGTTTTATCGACTGCGATACAGACTAACGGCGCTTTTTACACTAACTTTGTCGGCGACCTTGATACGTCCGCAAAACTTGTCTTACAGCACACAGTATATAGCGGCGGTGATGTCACTACGCCAAAAGTTCTACCGTTTAATCTCGCAAAGAGTATCGGATATGCGCCGCAGTCAGACGGCACGCTTATCACCTCCGAACTTAACGCCTACTATAAGGCTGAGGTTACTATAGTGTGTGCGGGGGTCGATACCTCGATACCTTTTCAAAATTTTGTGCAAATCGAGCTTGCTGGGGTGCGCTTTAGTGCTTTCCTTGGCTCTGACCCCACCTCAACTTTAAGAGCTACTTTATATATAGAGCCGTCAAACCTCGTGAATATAGACGGTATCATGCAGATGACTTTACGGTCTAACGGCGCTATCAGCAGTGTTGACGGCGATGTCAAGCTTTTCCGCCTTGCCTAAAAATGTTCCATGTGGAACACAGCCCCGATACATTCGGGGCTTTTTATTTTTCACATAATTTTCACAAAACTATCACACAGTTTTCACAAAGGTACGTTATAATATAGACAATGAAAACGAAAGGAGCGAAGCTCCTAAACACAACGACAGCCCAAAGGGCAGAAAGAGGTTTACTATGAAAAACTACAGACTTTATGAAGCACAGGACAACACAATGAACTACATCATCATGACAGACGGTGAGGGCAAGGCAAAGCACATCGACCATGATGTAAGCGAGAAAGAAATCACGGAGTATGCAAAGCTTTTTGCAGAGCAAGGCGGTGAGCTGGAAAGCATAGTTGAAGGCGAGTGGGAAGACGAAGATGCAATTTTTAACGAACTCTTTGCCAAAAGAGAAATTGAAATTTGAGGGCTTCGGCTCTCGCCCTTCGGGGCGGAAGGAGATGATAAAAATTAGACCGTATGGAAAAAGCGTTACACAAACGAACGGCGGGTATGTGCAGTTGTGGATAGCTGTTATACAGCAAGCAGTCAACGACTACCGCAATTGCCCCAAAATGCGGGCAGAGGTCGCAAGGTTTTTAAAGTCTGATTACTTTACGAGTATGAGCAACGCAAGCGGTCAGCTTATACTCGACAGACTCAAAAAAGAGGTCAAACAAAATAAAAGATAGTTTTCACATAATTTTCACAAAACTATCATACAGTTTTCACGAAGACGCGTTATAATATAGACAATGAAACGAGAGGTAACACCTCAAAACACAATGACAGCCCAAAGGGCAGGAGGAAAATTAAATGAAGGCAAACACACGAAAGTATTTTGAGAAGAACGGCAAGATTTACGGCGACAGCTACAAGTACGAGTTCGGCAAGTGGTCGCACAGAGTGACAGAGTTTGACAGCTACGAAAAAGCTGAAAAGTGGCTCGACACAGAGGAATGCGACTTCCGCACCCGTGAACTTATCACCCGAACCGAAGCAAGAAAACTGGGATACGCTTGCTAAGCAACTGAGAAAGGATAAGAAAATGACACTGAATTATTTAGTAACTTGCAAATGCAAAAACGGCAATGTTATCCCTGCTTTCACAGATTCTTTTTCTTCTGCATTGTCAATTGCAGAAATGTTTGAGAGCGGAGAGTATACTGAGGAAATCAAGATATTAAAAATATCCACTGGTGCAACGTTTGAGTTTACCGTTTAAGGTTCTGAGGGGTTGACCTTATCAGCCCCATCCCAACCCGCAAGGGCTAAAATATGACCGTGTGTGACGGCAAATAATATCACACTCGTTGTTTAAATCAGCGTAGCAACCGCTACAAATCAAAACTGCATTATCCCTGTGCAGTGAGCGTAAGTACACAGCTACCCACCCAGCTGAGAGGGGCGGGAGAAAGAGAGTTTATCATGGTAAGCACAAAGAACATAGGCAAAATGGAACTTTTTAACGCAAAGAGCGCAAGTATCGCTTTACAGACTGTCAGTGACACACTTACAGTAACGGGGGCGGCTATCGCCGATGAAACAAATGCAGAGAGCGGCGAAATATCTGAGGTAGGATATATCTTCGACAAGGACGGAAATGTTTATGGCACTATATCAGCCACGGTCATAGACATGTTACCCGCTCTCATAGACTTACTCGATGATGTGAACGAACTGCCCATGACGGTTGTACACCGCAAAGCCAAGAGCGGTAGGGAGTTTATCTCTTTGCAGATAGTCAAGTAATGTTCCACGTGGAACAAAGCCCCGATTTGGTTCGGGGCTTTTTATTTTTCAACTGATTTTCACAAAACTATCACACAGTTTTCACAAAGGCGCCGTATAATATAGACGATGAAAGGAGTGAGCGCATGTCAAAAAGAAAAACACTGGCTCAACAGTACGAAGCGCAGTTAAAACGCATTGAAGAAAGATTAATTGAAATGCAAAAGAGAGGTTATACAGTTGTTGGGGAGTTCCAACACACAACCCCGAAAAAAGTAACTCAAAAAATGATTGACGATTTAAAAGCTATCACCCCAAAAAGCCTTGCAAGACTTTCCGACAAAAGTCACACTATTGATATAGGCACTAAAAAACAACTTGTTCAAAAAGTAAAACAGTCAAAAAAAATCGACTACAGGAAAAAGCCTGCGAGCGCAAGACCCCCAAAGCCGCTTCCAGTGCATAAAACCCGTGCAAAGAAAGCCCCACCAGTAGACGAGGGCGACATGATTTTTCAACGCATACATCAAGTGCTTGACACTCCCTATGATACAGGGCTAAATATTCCCCCGTGGAGATACACAGAACATATCGCCGATATACGGGGGCTTTTAAATCAAACTATAGCACAAATCGGTAAAAAGGCAGTCATTCATCGCTTTGCAACTGCGGGAGAAGTGGCAGTCGAAGCGGTTGAAGGATATGTTTTTAGCTCGGATTCCGAGCCTATGCACATGATGTCATGGTATACCTTTGTAGACATTTTGACAGCAGGAGATGTTCCCGATGAAATCAATGAAAAATTAACCGAGTTATCGGATTGGGGTGATAGCGTGTGATAGCTACATATATGGCGGACTTCGAAACAACCGTGTTTGAGGGACAAACTTTTACCGAGGTTTGGGCATATGCTTGGTGCAGACTCGGTTCAGAAAATGTTACTATTGGTAACAACATATATGATTTTTTTAATGATATGATTAGTCAAGCATTTGATAAAAATATTATTGTGTTTTTCCATAACTTAAAATTTGACGGGTCATTTTTATTAAACTTTATGTTATCACAAGATAATTTTAAACAAGCTACATATCAAGATAGGTACGGTGACTGGCACTTTAAAAAGTCTGATGAGCTAAAAAATGGAGAGTTTGCCTACATGATTTCCGATATGGGGCAGTGGTATGACATTGTTTTAAAGTGGCATGGTCACTTGATAACTTTTCGTGACAGTTTGAAGCTTTTGCCATTTTCCGTGGCAAAAATTGGTAAAGATTTTGGAACAAAACATCAAAAAACCACTATAGAGTACACGGGGGAGCGGCACGCAGGGGGAGTTATTACAGACGAGGAAAGACAGTATATCGCTAACGATGTTTTGGTTATGTCTGAGGCTCTGCAAATTTTTTTCAAACTCGCTGAAAATAAGTCTACTATAGGGGCTTGTTGCCTTCACGATTACCGAAAAATGACAAAAAAAGAGGACTGGGAAGCGAATTTTCCTGATATGCACGATGAACACCTTGACCCTAAGGTCTTTGACGCAGAAAACGCCGACCAGTATATCCGCAGAAGCTATAAAGGCGGTTGGGTGTACGTTGTCGAAGGCAAAGAAAATAAGATTTTTACTAAGGGAGTGACAGCAGACGTAAACTCCCTTTATCCCTCTATGATGGCAAGTCAATCGGGCAATTTTTACCCAGTTGGCGCACCGAGGTTTTATAAGGGGGATACTATACCTAAACAGTATCTCGATAAAACAAATTATTATTTTTTTGTCAGAATACGAACGAGGTTTTATTTAAAACACGGGAAATTGCCATTTATTGTTATAAATGGAAGTTGGCGATACCCAAGCCGAACACCTTTGAAGTCCTCAGACGTTCTCGATGAAAACGGCGAGTATTGCGAGTACATAAGGACTGAGGACGGAGAGATTGAGGACACCAGTGTTATACTTACTTTGACTTGTACCGACTGGGAACTTTTACAAGATCATTATAATTTAATTGACTGTCAAATTTTAGATTATTGTGTGTTTAAGTCCGCAATTGGTATTTTTGATGCATATATAGCCAAATACTCAAAAATCAAAAAAGAAAGCAAAGGGGCTAAAAGGCAGGTCGCAAAGCTATTTTTAAATAACTTATACGGCAAAATGGCACAAAGCACCAATTCAAGCTTTAAAATAGCTCGACTGTCAGACGGCGTGTTAAAATTTACCACGCAAAAAGCAAATGACCGCAAACCCTTGTATATTCCTATCGGCTCGGCGATAACGTCATACTCAAGAGCCTTTACCATAAGAGCGGCGCAAAAAAATTTTCACGGGGCTTGTGAACGGGGCTTCATTTATGCTGACACAGACAGCATACATTGTGACCTTGCACCCGAGGACGTCCAAGGTATAGAGATACACCCAGTAAATTTCTGCTGTTGGAAACTGGAAAATTATTGGGATAAAGCAATCTTTGTAAGGGCAAAAACCTATATTGAGCATACGACACACGAGGACGGCGAAAAAGTTGAGCCGTACTACCTTATCAAGTGTGCGGGTATGTCAAAGGGTGCAAAGGAAAATTTTAACAATATGTTAGTTTCGGGCGAAGCAAGTTTAACAGATTTTAAAGTCGGGCTTGAGTTGGACGGAAAACTGTTACCAAAGCAGATAAAAGGCGGAACGCTCCTTGTAGAAACAACCTTTAAAATCCACCCCAAAAAATAAGAAAAGCGTTAAGGCGCAGTGCCTTAACGCTTAACTTTATATACAGCCTATACCGTATCGGTCAATAAAGCGGGTGCAAAACCGATAATGCCCGTGGCGGTTTTTAAGCCGTGCGTCCACGGGTCACCAATATCTAACTCGGATAGGCAGACTGCCAAAAAATTATTTATATGATAGTGCCATTAACACAGCACTTTTACAAGCAAGGTCTTTAAACCTAAAATTACCATTAATAAAATATCGCCGCATACGCTCTTTGATAAAGCCTGCGCCGCCGATAAGCGTATACTGCTCAGTGTGGTCTTGCACGGTTGCACTTATCTTGACTGGGTAATCATCGTCTACACGATAGTCACATGACATGAGATTTTCGTTTGGATATATCCATATAGCATACTTACGATTCTCAAAGCGGACTGTTGCAACATACTGACCCCGCCCTTTAGGCAAAGTTAAAAAAGCTTCATTATCACGCAGATACACACTTTCCGAGCTGTAGTCACTATAAGACACAGCCGAGAAAGCTCGGTTAAAACCACTGGCTTTTTGCGCCTTTTGTGCGCTCTCGTTAAAATTGCGCTCTAAAACCCACCCATCGCCACGCAAAAATTTGGTTTTACTGTTTAAACGTGTTACGACCCCAAGTGCGTTATAGTATGGGTTAAGCAGTGACACCGAGTTACTGCACATATAAACAGGCACATAACGCACTTGTTTATGTTCGCCACGGGCTATAGAGGTGTGTATACTAAAAAACTTATTTAACTCGTCAGGTACATAGCCATTATTTTCGGGCTGTATTTCGTCAAAAAAGATTGACGTAATATCGTTAAAAAGATGGGAGCGGCGTTTTATAAACTCCGCTGAGTTTATCGGGATAAGGTAGCCACACTCAACGTCATTAAGATAAAGTTCACAATATTTTTTCTCAATCATTTTTTGGGTGAGTTCGTATTCAGGAAAAAACAGCCCTTGCACAGACTTAAAAAAAGCCTCGGCAAAATTCGTTGCTTCATATTGCCAACGTACTAATACGGCAAACTTTTCCTTATGCTTAATAAAACGGTCTATCAAAAATTTTGCAAAATCCGTTGTTTTACCCGCAGTTCTGTTACTCTCTACGATAAAAATTTCAGGGCGATTTCCGTTGATGTCAACACTGTTCCTCAGACGGTCGCCGTTATAGTAAATTAATTTTTCTTCCATTGTCTGCGCTCCACAATTGATATGACCTCAACTCCGCTTGTACGGGCTTCTAAGGCGGCTTTAATATCTTCATAGGGTAATCTATCCTTTGAGCGGTAAAGTTGCGTTACAGCGCATTTAACGTTGTCTATGCGTGTTTCTATCCAGTATATAGACCAGCCATGCGTAAAGTAGTAGTTTAATTCACTCGATGCCATATACAACAGTTCTTTATCTAACGTATCAATAATTTTCTTTTTCATCAGATACCTCACAAGGTTTTTTGTTTATATTATACCACACTTTTTCCCCGTGTCAATACTATACGGCGCATAGTAAAATTTTGACTGCCATTTTTATTATAACAC